TCTGGAATTAGCGGCGTAATTAGCCGAGTCTTCGGCGGCGGTAAAGCCGAAGGCGGCGCAGTATCTTCTAATAAGTCTTATGTCGTAGGCGAAAGAGGGCCAGAGCTGTTCTTACCTAACACGAACGGAATGATCGTCCCGAATAATCGTCTCGGCGGAGCTGGCGGAAGCGTCTATAACATCACAGTAAACGGAGCGATCGATTCAGAAGGTACAGCTAGAACTATCGTCGATCTTCTCAATCGCTCGAATGCGAGAGGGACTTTAGGAGCTAATAGACTGGCCTTTAATCCATGAGCCAGTGGACGCCAGTCTGGTCGGTTCTTATCGATGGCGTCGAATATCGAAGCGTAACTCTGGCGAATCTTTCGATTCAATCTGGGCGGACGGACATCTATAGCCAAGCGGTAGCGGGTTACTGTAACGTCTCACTTATCAATCTGGACGGATCGCCAGTCTTAGCCCAGATTAATTCGTCGATTACTATCTTCGTCCAAGATTCAACATCGACTCCAGTTCCAATCTTCGGCGGAAGTATTACGGACATAATTCTGGCAGTGTCTTCGGCAGGCAATAATGGAATGAGCCAGACGGTAACTATTACAGCTCTTGGAGCTTTATCTCGTCTTCCAAAAGTTCTTACAGAGGGAATCTTAGTAAAAGACTTTGATGGCGATCAGATTTACTCAATCCTAGAAGGCATTCTTTACGGAACTTGGAATGAAGTTCCAGCCGCTCTTACTTGGGCAGCTTATGACGCGACGACGACATGGGTTAACGCAGAAAATAGCGGATTAGGCGAGATCGACCGCCCAGGAAATTACGAACTTACAGCTCGCTCGGCAGATGTTACAGACGCTTATTCTCTCGTCGCAGCTCTAGCTACTTCTGGACTCGGTTACATCTTCGAGGATTCATCTGGACGGATCGGGTATTCCGATTCGACTCATCGCGGAACGTACTTAGCGACTAACGGTTACGTCGAACTTTCAGCCAGCGAAGCTTTAGCCTCTGGACTTCAGATAGCTACACGCGCGGGAGATGTAAGAAACGCGATTACGATTAAGTATAAGAATAATCAAGAAGTGAGCGCGAGCGAAGCGGCTTCTATTGCACTTTATGGATCTCTGGCTCAGAACATCTCAACGACCCTAGAAAGAACAGTAGACGCAACTAACCAAGCGGCTTTTTATCTGGCTCTTCGCGCTTACCCTAGAGCTAACTTTAACTCCATTAATTATCAACTTGGAAACTCAAATCTCAGCGACAGCGATCGGGACGCGCTTATAAGAGTCTTTATGGGATTACCTGTGAACATCTCGGACTTACCGTCGAACATGGGTTTAAATTATCAGGGCTTCGTCGAGGGCTGGGCGTTCTCAGCTGGTTATAACTCGCTAGACGTGGCTCTGTATCTAACGCCGATCGCCTATTCGCTCGACGCGTTCCGCTGGAATGACGTCCCAGCTTCCGAAAGATGGAACACTTTAAGCCCTACACTAAACTGGTTGAACGCGACTGTGGTCGCATAAAGGAGAAATAGATGGCAACGACGACGCCTAACTTCGGCTGGAGTGTTCCCACTTCGACCGACCTAGTAAAAGATGGAGCGACAGCGATCGAGACGCTTGGCGACTCTATTGACGCTTCTCTGGTAGATCTAAAAGGTGGAACGACTGGACAGGTTCTAGCTAAGGCTTCTAATACCGACATGGACTTTACATGGACTGCGGACGCTTCTGGAATCCCAGCCACGATTTTTGACGCGAAAGGTGATCTTATTGCTGCAAGTGCAGCCGATACAGCTGCGCGTCTTGCGGTAGGTACGAACGGACAAGTTCTAACGGCGGACTCGACCGCTTCGACTGGTCTGGCTTGGAGCACGTTATCGAGCGGCGGCTACACATTAATTTCGACGACTACTTTATCGGGCAATTCGGTAACAATTAGCTCGATCCCATCAACCTATAAACATCTCTTTTTTACTGTCACAAATCTCACTTGTTCGGCTAACGATGATTTCGCGATTCGCTTTAATTCCAATACATCAACGAATTACAGCGTTTTAGATTTTGGACAGACTACCGCTGGCTCTTTTGGCACTGGTGGCGCAATCGCGCTGAATCGCATTATTTATAGTGATTTTTGCAGTGCAAACGCTTTGCCGGGAACAGGTCAAATGTTTATTGCAAATTACACAGACACAAGCGCAACAGGTAAATCCATTACTGGAAATTATATGGGCAGAAATACTTCTGGATCATCATTCCAACGATTCGCCCAAGGTTATTACAGCCAAACTTCGGCGATTTCATCGATTACGGTTCTTGGTTTTGGTGGTGCAACTTTTACAACTGGAACAATAAAACTGTGGGGAGTGGCATAATGATAAAAGAACATAATCTACAAACTGGCAAAATTACCGAGAGAGAATTTAACGCCGAAGAATTACAACAAATTGCGCAAAATCAAATCGAATTGGAAGCTGCGCGCCTTGCAAAAGCAGATAAAGAAGCAGCTCGTCAAGCTGTTCTTTCCAAGCTTGGTCTTACAGCCGAAGAAGCAGCGGCTCTTCTAGCATGACTTACCCAATCGGAACAGCGGCGAAAGTCGTAGAAGTCGCACTGGCAGAAGTCGGAACTGTAGAAGAAGGCGATAACCTTACGAAGTACGGAGCTTTTACTAAAGCGAACGGTCTACCTTGGTGCGGATCTTTCGTAAACTGGTGTTTCCATGAAGCGGGCGTAAAGCTTCCATCGATGGTCTCAACAGCTGCGGGAGCGCATAAGCTTAAAGAAGTAAGTCGCTGGGTAGATACAGAGCCGAGGATCGGCGATCTTGCATTTATGGACTTTCCGCATGATGGCGTCGACCGTATTAGCCACATCGGAATCGTCGTCGGAGTAAAGCCGAAAAGTGTCATTACCATCGAGGGAAACACTTCGGGAACTGGCGATCAACGTAACGGCGGAATGGTCATGATTAAAGAGCGCGCATTCGGAAGCGGTAAAGAAGTCGTAGGCTTCGGACGTCCTAAGTTCGTGGCTTACGCTGGCGATTATCCAGTCGTCGAAGTACCTACTCAATCGGCAACGAAGCCGAAGATTAAGGAGAAGAAAGATGGAAAGCTTAAAAGCGTTACTCGCAAGCTGGGCGCGTAGCTTCTTAGCTGCGTCTATTGCAGTTTATTTAGCTGGAGTCACAGATCCAAAGGCGATCGGCATGGCGGGCCTTGCCGCCGTTCTGCCTGTAGTTCTACGCTGGCTTAATCCTAAAGACACAGCTTTCGGGTCTACGGGGAAGTGACTCGGAAATCACTCGCGGCGGGCCTAGCTTTAGTCCTTTCGTTAGGCCTGTCCGCGTGTGGTTATCAGGGTTGGATTCGCTATGAATGCCAAGAATACGAAAACTGGTCGAAGCCAGAGTGCCAGCCGCCGCAGTGCGTCCCGACTGGAACGTGTACTAGAGACGTCCTTGGAGACGTATCGCATGAGTCACCATCGACGCCGTAGTCCAGAAGAAGTCCACGCCCAGCTAATTCTAATAATCGGAACGACGCTAGCGTTCGTCTTCTTGATCGTCACTCTTGGAATTACCTACGCGCTTATCTTCGTTACTCAGCCGATCGGTAATCAAGCTCCGAACGACGCAGCCTTTATCGATCTTCTAAAGACTCTTGCGATCTTCTTAACTGGATCTCTGGGCGGAGTGTTAGCGGGTAACGGATTAAAGTCCAAGCCGAAACAGCCAGTCGACACGCCGAAAGACACGCGGGAATCTTGACCTAAGCGAGATCTTGCTTCACTCTTTACATCGGGAGCGCGAACGTCGTTCCCAGTATCGGGAGCAAGTAATGAACGAACTATCTATCGTTATCTTCATGGGTATCGGAGCGATCCTCTGGTCTCTTATGAGTTACTCAGTCGGTTACAAAGAAGGCCAGCGCGAAGGCTTCAAGCGCGGTCGAGCTGTATCACGTCACGCAGTAAAGGACGTGCGCTGATGAGCTTCTTAGATAATTACGAAGACGTCGCAGCTCGAATCGCTAGACTGTGGGTTACACACCCTACAGCTAGAATCCAGACGAACATCGTGGACTTTAACGCCGAGAAGGGTTATGTCCTTATCCAGTGCCAGATCTTTCGCGAATACGAAGATCTTTATCCATCGGCTACAGATTACGCATTCGGTAACGTGGCCACTTATAACGTCCAGATGAAGCGATTTTTCGTAGAAGATACTACGACTTCCGCGATCGGACGCTGTATCGGACTTTTACTCGGTACGGATAAGCGTCCAACTCGTCAGGACATGGAGAAAGTCGAGACGATCAGCGCAAAGGTAGCAAACTCCACAGCTACAGATTACGATCCATGGACACAGAAGTTCGGCGAAGTGCCAAGCTATAAGACGGCAGAAGAAGCCGAACAAAGCGGCATTCCTAGCCTTGGATCATCGATGGACGAGATCGCTAAGCAGTTAGGCGGAGAGTTAATGCCAGAAGCTCCGCAGTGTAGTCATGGACACCGAATCTTCAAGACTGGCGAAGCCAAGACTGGTAAAGCTTGGGGCGGTTGGTTCTGCGTTGAAAAGACTAAAGCTACACAATGCGATCCGCTCTGGTACGTCTTAGCCAGCGATGGCAAGTGGAAGCCGCAGGTCTAAAGATGAGTAGCTACATCGAATTACTCAATCCTCAGACCAAGGTCGGAAAGCTTCTTCAAGATGGTGAAGTTATCGCCGAGTATAAAGTCGAACAGTGCGACGCCTGTAGCAAGTGGACAAAGCTAGACGCTTTCGGTTATACAAAAGGCCAAGGCGGAGAGAAGCTAATCTGGCTCTGTGGCGGCTGTCGATGAAGATTAAGCCTACGATCAAAGATAAAGTCTTAGCTCATACTGTAGCTCTGGAACGAATTGCAGAGATTTACGGACAGCCAGATCATTCCAGCCGTTACGACAGACGCTTAGGCTTTCACGATTACGTCGCGCAAGTGGCCGAGTCAATAGTCGCGGAGATCTTGGTAGCGCGCTTCTTAGGTTACGTCGATTTCAATCCTAGAGTTTCACGCTTCAAGGAGACGGCAGACGTAGGTTCTAACATCGAAGTCAGATGGACACGTTACGAGAACGGCCAGCTTATCGTCTACGAGAATGATCGAGTTACAGACGTGGCGATTCTGGTCGTAGGTACATCGCCGAATTACAGACTAGCGGGCTGGATACCTGTAGCCATGGCCAAGCGGCCTAAGTATAAGAACAGTAAGCAGCCTACTTGGTGGGTAGATCAAAAGAATCTACAGCCGATCGAGAATCTAAAAGGGAGCAATTATGGACAAGCTGCGCTTTAAGTGCCGAGTCTGCAAGAAAGACACAGATCAGCTCATTCGTGTAATTACAGACAATCTTCCAGAAAACGTTAAGACGATCCAGTGCTGCGTCTGTTCGACTATGACGGTGGCACTAATTGGAGAAGCTAATGGCGACCTATGAATACAGGTGTGAAGTGTGCAGTAAACAGATAGAAGTCCAGCGTCCCATCGAGGACACACTGGCCAGAGATCCTTACTGTCCGAATTGCACTGTCCCGATGAAGCGTGTTTACTCATTAGGCGGAGTCGTGTTTAAGGGTAAAGGCTGGGGCGGTAAGCCATGAAGTTATCCACAGAAGTTATACACAGGCTGTGCGCAACGCCCAAGAGTACGCTCATTACATTGTTAAACTTGACAGGCGCGGTACGCTGTCTTCGCTTGAAGCGAGCCGCTGTGGCGGATAGCTCGCAAGGGCGAAAGCAGCTAATGGGCAAGGTCTATGCCATTACGGCATTCGCTTTCATAATAAGCATTCCAGAAGCTAATGCAGCTAAGTATTCAGTAAATCACTTAAAGCTCTATGCACATAGTCGGATTCTTGATTACAAAGAGTTTCAGTGTTTCAATCGAATCATTACTAAAGAATCCAGATGGTCTTACACAGCTAAGAACGGAAGCCATTATGGACTGGGACAAATGAGATCGAAGCATTACAGAGATCTAGATCCTTATCGCCAGATAGACGCCACGCTTCGTTACATTACAGTTCGTTATCAGACAAGCTGTAAAGCGTGGGCATTCCATCAAGAGAGGAACTATTACTAAGTGACATTACATAGCCAACGTAAGAGCAACTCCACACAGTGGAAGAAGCTACGACTTAGGATCTTGAATCGAGATGGTTGGATCTGCTTCTGGTGTGGCCAAGAGGCGAACACGTGCGACCACGTGATACCCGTAGCAAGAGGCGGATCAGATGATCCCGATAACCTAGTAGCTGCCTGTAAGCGATGTAATTTCAGTCGTCAAGATCGA